CAGGGGGCGGGGGTGTAGACCTTGGTGGGGGATTGATTCTCACCAACAGGGGTTTGTTTGATACTGCTAGAGGTGAGGTTGTTGGGACACCCCCATTGGTGCCTGTGAGTACACAGCCTACTGGAGGCGGTGGAAGCACTAGCAGCGCATCTACCAGCGCCAGTGAGAGCAGTACACCAAGTGTAGATACAACTATCGTAGGGGGCGACTCAGACCTCATTAGAGGCCCTACAATCAGTGCTGGCGATCTTGGTGGGGCTTCTACAGGGCCTCGGCAGGTTCAGACCACTGGTAATGAATATGTATATCCTAATGAAAAGATTATTAGCCCTGATGCTGAACTAGTCAGAATACATAATAACCCTGACGGGTCTAGTGTGCTTGTGTATAGCGATGGTGCTGAAGTATTTAATCCCAATGGTAAGAAGCCTGACTTTACTAAGTGGCCTACGACACCAACACCGGGGACAGTAGCTGAGACACAACAGCCTACAGACTGGAATAAGATCATTGATGAATGGTTAATCTTCAACCCTAATGCCACTAAAGAGCAGGCTAAACAGGTTGGGGAGGCTGCTAATGTCCCTGCTGATATTCTGAATGCAAGGATAGAAGCTAGATTCCCATCAGCCACTGTAGCAACTGGCGGCACTGCAACCACCGGAGGCACAGCAGGCACCGGAGCAACCGGAGGCACAGCAGGCACCGGAGCCACAGCAGGCACCGGAGGCACAGGCGGCACTGGAGCCACAGGAGCCACAGGAGCTACTGGAGCTACTGGAGCTACTGGAGCTACTGGAGCTACTGGAGCCACTGGAGCCACCGGAGCCACCGGAGCTACTGGAGCTACTGGAGCTACTGGTGCACAAGGCGAGAGGGGCGCTACAGGCGCTCAAGGTGCCCAAGGATTACCAGGTAGAGATGCTACGCGAACCACTGATGGCTTGTTTGGTGCTGACCTATTTAAGTTCCAGCAGGAATACAGCTTAGTTGGTAACTTGTTAAGCTACGGCAATAGAGGGATGTTTCGATGACATATCTTGACCTGATTAACAAGGTGCTTATCAGGCTCCGTGAGACTCAAGTAGCTACACCTACTGACACAGATTATGCACAGTTGGTTGGTTACTTGGTGAATGATGCCAAGAGCATTGTAGAGTCTGCTTGGGACTGGGCAGCCCTCCGCACTACTAAGACTATCACTGCCTACTCTGGTGATAACACCTATACTATCACTGGCTCTGGTGGGGACTATAAGTTCTTAGATGCTTATAACGATACCAGCAACTTCCGACTGAAGCTGTTAACTCAGAATGAGATGAATAACTTAATCAATCTGAACACAGCAGCTTCTTCTTCACCTGAATACTTTAGTCTCAATGGCTTGGATAGCAATGGGGATCAGAACATCATTGTGTATCCTACCCCTGACGCTACTTATACCCTGAAGTTTGACATGGTCATCAGGGAAGGTGAGTTGGAGGATGCCACTGATACCACTGCCATACCCTTCCGACCTATTGTGATGTACGCATGGGCTATGGCAACGAGGGAGCGGGGCGAGACTGGGGGCACTGCCGCACAGGAGATATTTGGCCTAGCCGATAGAGCCTTGGCAGACGCTGTAGCCTTGGAAGCTAATAAGTACCAAGCAGAGCTTCTCTGGAGACCTGTGTAATGGCGCAGCCCTTACAGACAATTACCATCTCAGCGCCGGGGTTCTTTGGGATCAACACCCAAGACTCTCCTATTGGCCTGAATCCCGCCTTTGCTTCAATAGCTGATAACTGTGTTATTGACCAGTATGGCCGTATAGGGGCTAGGAGGGGATATTCTTATATCACTACTAGTGCTACCCCGTTGGGTACCAGTGCTGGCATTGAGGCCCTGCATGAGCATATCGAGGGTGATGGCTCATCGAAGTTCTTTAGTGCTGGTAACAATAAGATATTCTCCGGTACTACCACACTGACCGACCTGACGCCTGGTAGCTACACAATCACTGCTAACAATTGGAAGATAGTTTCCTTTAACAATGCTGTGTATTTCTTCCAGTATGATTATGAGCCACTTGTGTACCGAGAAAGCACAGGCACTATTGTCAAGATGTCTAGTGTCTCTGGAGCCGCTGGTACGCCTCCTGAAGGCAACGAGGGCATTGCAGCCTACGGCAGGCTCTGGGTGGCTAACCTGCCCTCTGACAAGTCTACGGTGTATTGGTCAGACCTACTATTGGGTTCTAAGTGGAATACAGGTTCTGCTGGCTCTATCAATGTCAGTGAGTACTGGCCTACAGGGTATGATGAGATTGTAGCTCTAGCGGCTCACAATGGCTTCCTGTACATCTTTGGTAAGAACTCTATCCTCATCTATTCTGGTGCTAATGACCCAGCGACGATGGTGTTGCAGGATGCCATCAGTAACATTGGCTGCATAGCTAGAGACTCTGTACAGAACACTGGTGGTGACATCATCTTCCTGAGTGCCCAAGGTGTTATGTCGCTTGGTAGGGTTATCCAAGAGAAGTCGGCACCTATCAAAGACATTAGCAAGAATGTCCGTAGTGACTTGACCTCTCTCATCCCGACAGAGACTGGAAACATCAGATCACTATACAGCCCTGAAGAAGCCTTCTACATCGTAACCTTCCCTGTTAATAACATTGTCTATTGTTTTGACATGAGGGCACCGTTGCAGGATGGGGCACACAGGGCCACTACATGGTCTCACATCGAACCTTTGTGCATGATCCGCAGGAAGAATGGCACCATCTACTTTGGACATCCTGAAGGGATTAGCCAGTACCAAGGATTCTTGGATGATGACACCACATACCTGATGGAGTATTTCAGCATTCCGTTGGACTTTGGTAATGCTGCTAACCTCAAGTTCCTGAAGAACTTCACCCTGACCATCATTGGTGGATCAGACACACAGACCACTCTGAACTGGGGTTATGATTACACTTACTCTTATAAACAACGAACATTTACCTTTGGTGTTGGCGATATTGCTGAATATAACGTAGATGAGTTTGGAGTTGGTGAATATACACCAGGTATTCTTATTAACAGACCCTCTGTACAAGGCAGTGGTTCTGGCACTGTAGTAACTGTTGGCATTCAAGCCATCATTAACGATAACTTGTTCTCTATTCAAAAGATGGACATCTTGGCGCTTATTGGGAGACTGATATGAGTTCTTATACCAAGACAACCAACTTTGCGACCAAGGACGCCCTCTCACCGGGGAACCCTGCCAAAGTGGTTAAAGGTACTGAAATCAATACTGAGTTCGATAACATCGAAACAGCGGTGAATAGTAAATCAGATAAGGCTAGTCCTACCTTCACAGGTACGGTGACTGCTACTACTGTCAACGTCTCTGGAACACTGACGGCTGGCACCATTGATGGGGGAACGTACTAATGGCTCTTTCGGATATTCTATCTGGTCTGCTTGGCGTAGGTGCCACAGGTGCCTTGGCTAACTATGGTGTCAGGGAGACTGAGCAGGCTGGCACAGCCGCTGCTAATCAACTGACAAACCTTGCAGGGCAACTGCGGTCTGATCTTCAGTTCCGACCCTACACGGTCACTACAGGCACTGGCACCACTACCGCAGGCCCTACCGGCACTACCGTAGGGATTACACCAGAGCTAGAGGCTCTCCAGAACCAACTGAGGACTGGTGCAGGCTCTTTGTTCAGTACTGCCACAGCACCCCTACAGACTAGGGCAGCAGAGATCACAGCAGCCTTGGAAGCCGCAGCAGCCCCTAGCAGGGAGAGGGACTACCTTGGCTTGGAGAATCGATTGTTTCAGCAGGGTCGAGGCAACGTAAGCACAGCAGCCTTTGGCGGTACTCCTGAGCTTCTAGCCTTCAACAAGGCCCTAGAAGAACAAAGGATGATGAATGCTCTTACAGGACGCCAGCAGGCTATTGGAGAGCAGGTACAAGCCTATAACGTAGGTGCTGGTATGCTCGGACAGTCCTTCCTACCCCAGCAGCAGGCATTGGCAGCTTTGGGTATGGCTATCAACCCGATGGAACTGGCCCAACGGGCACAGACTCAGCAGGCTGTTACAGGCGCTGAACTCACTCAGGCAGCAGCAGAGGCTCAGTTGCAGTCCTCGCAGCAGGCTAATGCGCTCCGTCAGATATACTTACAACAGGCCCTACAGGGTCTCTTTGCTCCTCAGTACTCTGTTACTAACGGCGCTATTAATACAGGCTCTAGCATAATCGGTGGGCTTCTCGGTAGTTTATTCAATAGAACGCCTACGAGCAACGTACCTGCTGGATATACTGACCTTGGGTCTATAGTTAGAACTTCTGGAGTAGGCTAAATAAAACAGTGTTCTAGCTTAATACGGCTATAGGAGAATTAAATGGCTAATGAAATGGTTCAAGGACTGTTGCAGAACCTGCTTCAGCCCCAGCAAGGCCCAGCACCGGCAGACATCATGGCTGCTCTATCCTCTCGTAACCCTATGGCTGCTGTGTCAGCTATGCAGGCTCCCCAGCTATCCCAGATGTTCGGGCAGCAGTTCAGGGGCCTTATAGGAGGTCTCAGAGGACAGCCAGCGGCTATGACTGGCAACGAAGCCTACACACAGGCGGTGCAACAGTTGTCGGCACAGCCTGACTTTATGAATACTTCTGATAGCTTGGCTAAGCTGGCAGCAGCGGCCTCTGCGGTGGGTAGGACACCAGAGGCTATGCAGTTCTCGATGCTGGCAAGTCAGGCTAGGGCACAAGAAGTAGAAAGGAACAAAGCCATAACATCGCAGTCCTTGCAGCGTAACACCAATATCAATGCCGTGGATCAGGCGATAGCCTCTGTAGATGCTGCCAAGTTCCCTGGATTGGTGAATGCTCTCCAAGGATATAAAGGCGGATTAGCTGTTGAGGACGTTCCGTCAGCCCCTGACAAGATTCAGACAACATTGAATAGCTTGTTTGAACGGTATAAGGTGGAAACTAAAGCCCCAGAAGTATTTCAATTCCAAGCTGAATGGGAGGCATGGAAGCAAGGACAACCTGCGGGCAGTCCTACTACCTATCCAGAGTTTCT